CTTGTCCTGAGCAGTGAAGCCGGTGCCGTTCAGGCTGGCCGTCTGGCCCGTGCCGGCGCTCACCTGGGCCTGCTGCATGACCAGTGACGGCGTCACCATGTAAGAGAAGTTCAGCATCTGCTCGGTGCGCCCGGCCTTGATGTAGTGGAAGTAGTTGGTGCCGTTGCTGGCTTCGGGGACGGCAATATCGATGCTGACCGACTGCTTGAGCCTCTCGTTCCAGCCCTCGGCGATCTTGAGCGACGTCGGGTCATCGCTCATATTGGCCGACTTGCTCCACCAGATCTCGTACTTGCCGTCCAGCGGGAAGGCGCCGGACTGTATGCTGAGGTTGACCTGGCTGCCGCAGGTGCCGGAGCTGGGCGTAAGCGTGGTGGTTATGCCGCACTTGCCGCCCGCGCAGCCCTGGGCATCAACTGGAAGGTGAATCAAAGCTGAGGACAGGCCGGCAAAAAGCGCAAAAACACCAGTCAAATATATGCATATCTTCATACAGCAAATTTATAGCCCTTTACCCTCCCTGTTGTCAAGCGGTTAGATACGAATGCGACATTATGTCATTGATAAATTAGTACAAATGTACTAATATTGCCGCATGGCTAGAGGGCAGGCCGAAGGGCTGGAGTATGTGAACTGGAAGGACCGGGGCTGCGACCTTTATCCGGCCTGCCTGGAATGTCCCATGCAGAGGTGTATCGAGGAGGAGCCGCGCGGACGCCAGAAGAGGCGACTGGCCGTCCGCGCGGAGCTTATGAAAGAAATGCGCGCCGGGGGCATCTCGTCGCGGGAGATAGCGGCTGCCTTCGGAGTTAGCGCGCGCACCGTCCAGAGGGCGCTGGGACGGTGCGGAAACGGCAGCAAAACGGAGGAGCTCTCGGTAAGAAGGATCCCGACCTCGCATTGCACTCAAATGCTAACAGGTGATTGTTAAATAAATATTTACTATGAAGGACTTTGATATCTCCGGGCTGGCCCAGCTCGACCGCGGGCGTTTCAACGCTTACAGGTCCAACCTCGATTTCTATAATGGCTCGCAGTGGGCGCAGAAATCCAGGAACCGCCAGCTCGTTTTCAACTATGCCAGGATAGCGGTCGACAAGGTAACAAGCTACCTGATGGACGGGCTTAACTATTCCTTTGAGCCCCTCACTGAAAACCCCGACATCATCGGGAGAGATAAGAACGTCATTGCCAAAGGTCCCGATAAAATCGGGGCGAAGCAATCTCCCGGCGACGATGCCATTGCGAGGAGCCCCGATGCTATCGGTGCGACGAAGCAACCTTTCGATGTTAAGTCCCGCGAAATCGCCAAAAGGGCCGAGGACCTGGTCTACCGTGTGCTGGACCGCAACAACTGCGCCGAGCTGGATTACACCACCGAGGTGGACGCCGCCGTGCTGGGCGACGGCTGCTACAAGGTGACCTGGGATGCGCTTGAAAAGCAGGTCCGCATCACCTCGCCGGATGCCGCCGGCCTTTATGCCTGGTGGACGGCCGACGACCTGTCCCGCCTTTACCGCGTGGCCTCGCGCTACCAGCTCTCACGGGACGAGATATCGCTGCTCTACGGCAGGGACGTCCAGAAGAAAACGGCCTATATCACCGAGCTCTGGACGGCAGAGGACTTTGTGCTCTACCTGGACGAGCAGGTCATCGACCGCAAGCCCAATCCTTACGGGTTTATTCCTTTTATTATCTTCCCCAATTTGCGCCAGCCCAAGCAGTTCTGGGGCATGTCCGATATACCGGCCATCGTGGAGCCGCAGAAGGAGCTCAACCGGGCGCTCTCGCAGCTGTCCCGCATACTGGAGGTGTCCGGCAATCCCATAGCCGTGCTGGAGGGGGTGGAGAGCTCCGAGGACATTCAGGTCAGGCCGGGCGCAGTCTGGAACCTTCCCAACGATACCAAAGCCTATCTCCTGGACCTGCTCCAGGGAGGAGGCATAAGGCTGCACATTGACTATATCGATATGGTTTACCGCACGCTGCACGATATATCCGAGTCGCCCCGGGCGGCCTACGGCGGCGTCGAGCGCGACCTCTCGGGCGTGGCGCTCGAGGTGGAGCTGCAGTCGCTGCTGCAGCGCGTCAGCCGTAAGCGCCTGATTCGGACCGGCGTCTACAGGCGCCGCAACGAGATGATCTTGAAGCTCTGGGCCAGGTTCTCGGGCCAGGACCTGACCGCCGTCGCCCAGCGGGTCTGCTGGGGCCAGGTGCTGCCGCAGGACCGCGCCAGCCAGTCGCAGAACGAGCAGCTGCTGGTGCAGTCGGGCGTGCACTCCAGGCGCACGGCCATGGACAGCCTGGGCGTGCGCGACCCGGAGCTGGAGTTCGAGAAGTGGATGGAGGAGAGGAGGCGCATCCTGGTACAGAATCAGGAGTTCAAGGCGCAGTCTGCAGGAGGCGGAGCGAGAGAGAGAAGCGTGGCCGCCGATGTGGAGAAGGCGCTTTAAAAATACACATGAGGAGAAAATCCAAAATATGCAGGCTCACAGCGCCGTGGCAATCTGCCACACCTGCCATTGCGAGGAGTGCAGCGACGTGGCAATCTCACGGCATTAAGTCAAGCCCTCGGTCAGGGGATTGCTTCGCTGCGCTCGCAATGACATGACCAAGCAACCCTTTACCCCTCTCCCTGGAGAGGGGCAGGGGTGAGGGAACTAAGGAGGGAAATTTGGAGAATAGCAAAATTGCCCATCAGGATCAAAACACAGGCCGGACTGCTGCAGACGCAGAGGCCGTAGAGGCCTCCGGCACCGCTGCAGCGGAACAGCCTGCCGGCGGGGCTGCAGACGGACGGTTGGACTCACTGCAGGCGCTGCTGGCCGGCAGGGAGACGGAGCTGGGTGAGGCCAGAAAAAGCCTGGGCGAGCGGCAAAAGGAATGTGACGCGCTCAGGGCCGGCTATGAGGAGGCCGTTACGGCTTACCGCAGGCTGGCGGTAAGCTCCAACCCGCTCTTGAGCGACGAGCTGATAACAGGGTCGACCATAGCGGAGGTGGATGCCTCCCTGGCCCGGGCCGCCGGTTTTATCGGCAAGATAAGGTCCAGGATCGAGGAGGACCTTAAGAACCTTGCCGTGCCGGCCGGAGCTCCTGAAAGGTCGGCCCCCGACACGTCGGGGCTCTCCCCCAGGGAGAAGATCGCCGAGGGAGTCAAAAAACAAAACAAATAGAGGCAAATGCCATTGCGAGGCGACGCAGTGGCCGTGGCAATCTCACGGCATTAAGTCGGGCCACCCCTTCGTTCAAAGGATTGCCTCGCTTCGCTCGCAATGACGTAGAAAGACAAAAATACATTTATCTGATCCCTGGAAGTCGCGGAAGGGGCACAGCCCCTTTTCGGAAAACTATTACCCCTCTCCTGGCAGGAGAGGGGCAGGGGTGAGGTGAAAAAGGAGAAAAAATGGCAATAACATTATCAGAAGCATCCAAGCTCTCGAACGACGTCATGTACCAGGGCGTCATCGAGACCATCATCAAGGACTGCCCGCTGCTCCAGCTCATGCCCTGGGTGGAGATCGTGGGCAACGCACTGACCTACAACCGCGAGACCACGCTGCCCACCGCTGAGTGGCACGCCGTCAACGACGACTGGGCCACCAGCCCCGCCGTGACCTTCACGCAGAAGACGGCCACGCTGGCCATACTGGGGCAGAACGCCGACGTGGACAACTACATCCGGCAGACCCGCTCCAACATCATGGACGTGGAGTCGGCCATCATCGAGCTGACGGCCAAGTCCATCCGGCACGAGCTGGAGGACAAGCTGGTCTACGGCGATAACTCGGGCACCCCCAACCAGTTCGACGGGCTTATCAAGCTCATCAACACGGCCGCGGCCGGCGACCAGTTGGTGGCAGCCGGGGCTACCGGCGCCACGCTGACGCTGACCATGCTCGACCAGGTCATCGATGCCGTCAAGGGCGGCAAGCCCGACCTGCTGCTCATGTCCCGCAGGTCGCGCAGGAAGATAAACGCACTGTCGCGTGCGGCAGGCAGCAACCTGGAGGTCGGCAGGGGCCTGCTGGGCGAGTTCGTCCAGCTCTACAACGGTATCCCCATCTCGGTGTCTGACTTCATCAAGGACACGCATACCCTGTCCGGCTCGCTTGAGACTGCCTACACCGGCGGGGCCTGCAGCACCATCTATGCCCTGTCCCTGGGCGAGGACGGAGTCTGCGGCCTGACCGGCCCGGGCGGGCTGCAGATCGTCCCCATCGGTGACATGGAGACCAAGGACGCCAAGCGCACACGCATCAAGATGTACTGCTCGCTGGCCCTGTTCAGCAACGTCAAGGCCGCAGCCCTCATCGGGGTGCAGGACTAACCATTTGCGAGGAGCGCAGCGAGACAGGCCATTGCGAGGCCACAACAGTGGCCGTGGCAATCTCACGGCTTTAACTCGGGCCTTCCTGCGTCGATTAGGAGATTGCTTCGCTTTGCTCGCAATGACGTGTCTGCCAAGGGATAAATGACAACATTAAGCTCAATCAGGACCCTGGTGCGCCGGGACCTCAAGGACGAGGACAGCGCCAACTACCGCTGGACGGACGATGAGATCGACCGGGCCATCGAGAAGGCGGTGCTGGAGTACTCGGAGTACTGTCCCCTTCAGGTGAAGACGGTTGTAACCACCTCGGCCGGCAGCCAGGATGTCAGCATTGCTGCGCTTAGCGAGCGTATCGATGTCATGCAGGCGGAGCACCCGGTCGGCCAGGTCCCGAAACAGTGCCGTCGCTTCAAGGTCTGGGGTGATGTTCTGTCCTTCCAGGATGGATACACCGGGGATGGGGCCAACTGCAATATCTACTGGCTGAAGAAGCACAGCATTGGTGCGTCCGACAGCACTATCCCGGCAGCCCATGAGCATGTGATTGCCCTGGGAGCGGCGGCCTTCGCTGTCAGCTCGCAGGGGCAGTACAGCACCAACATGGCCAACACCGGCGGGGCCGATGTGGACAGGGATTACGGCCAGTGGGCGCAGGCCATGTTCGACCACTTCTATGCCGCCCTTGAGCGCATCAGGTCGTATAACCACGAGCGTTTGAAATCTTCCACCATGGAGGTGTCAGATGAGTAATCAAAAGATCAGGCAGGGAGTGACGCCCAGCAAGGATGGCCTGCCCTATCAGGCCTATGCCATAGTGGGCGACCCGAGGGACCCGGCTACATGGAAGCTTCCGCATCATACAGTCGCTATCTGGCGGGAGCTCAGGTCGAACCAGAGCGTTGAGCCTTCTGTGGACTGGCATCGCATGCCGGCTGCCGTGGCTTCCCTGTCACCGGGCGGTTACCGCGGCAGGCGGGTGGAGGCCTCGGCCGGCGAGAAGAAGGCCGCAGCCCATCACCTGGCGGCTCATTACCTCCATGCCGGCAGGGAAGTGCCCGAGACATTAAAGGAATTAACTAAGGAGTGATTTATGCCGAGAACAAAGGAAACAAAGAAGCCATTGAGAAAAGGTTCACGCAAGCGCAGCGACGTGGCAATCTCCCGGCCTTGCAGTCCGCCTTTGAAAGACGGCCTGCCCTGGCAGGGCTTCGCCATCGCCCCCGATAAAGATAATTCGGAAACATGGCAGCTCCCGCATCACACCGTTGGAGTACAAAGGGCGGCCTCCGGCGCAGCCTGTGAGCGCACAGTGGATTGGCTGCTGCTGGAAAAGGCCGTGCTGCTGCTGTCACGTTTTGGCGACGAGGGAAGGCGTGTGACGGCGGATCCGGAGCTCGTCATCCAGGCAGCCCGCCACCTGGCCGGGCATTACCGCAAGGCTGGAAGGCAGGTCCCGGACGCCCTGTGCGTCCTGATATAACCCGGACATGTCATTGCGAGGTTCCACGCCAGACATACCATTGCGAGGCCGCGCAGCGGCCGTGGCAATCTTTTGGCATTGCCTCATGCCCTCACCTTCGTTCAAAGGATTGCTTCACCCCGACAAAATCGGGGTTCGCAATGATCTGGGAGCAGAGATTGTTCCGCCCCGACATCATCAGGGCTCGCAACCCCACAGATAAAAAATAAAAGGAGTTATGAATATGGAAACCACCCCGTTGGATGGATATAAGAAGATCTCGGTCACGGTCCTGACCACCCTTCTTACCGTCATACTGTTTTTCGTCAAAGACCCGGTGCATGCCCAGACACTGGAGCAGTTCTGGTCCGGCGTGCTCATCCCGCTGGTCCCGACTGTCATTGGTATGGTCTATACCGTGGTGCAGGGCAGCGTCGACAAGGCCAAGATAATGTCGGCCCCGTCGACGCCCTCGGCACCGGCGACTGCAGAGCCCCCAAAAGCTGATAGTGCTCCGGCCGGGCAGCCTGCCGCGGCACAGTCCGCAGTGCAGGCTGCCGAGCTGGAGACATACAGGCCTGTCGACCTTGATGCATATGTGGCCGCCGCCGAGGAGGGCATCAGGAAGGACGGGCAGGGCGTGACGCCACTCACCCGCGCTTATTATTTCTGGCCGGCCATCACGCGTTTCGACCTGCGGGAGGTGCCGCGCCAGCTCCGCCTGGGTGAAGCCAGGCGACTGGTCGACAAGGGGATTGAGCTCTTTGCCGATGCCTTCAGGTTCTACACCAAGCTGGAGAAGGTCCCCACTCCTGCGCAGGCTGGCAGCATACACAGCTATATGCTGGAGCTCAAGAAGGCTTACGAGAAGGCCAACAACCTGGCCTGCAGCGACAGGACCTTCGAGGAGCTGCGCAACATGCTCACCTACTTCAACGACCTTTACACGGCCTCCGACGGCCTGGCCAAACTTGAGGGCAAGACCATCGACTGGAGCATCTACGGCAGCGAGTTCTTCGGCCCCACGCAGGTTGGCTGGGACTACGCCAAGCTGCTCTAAAAATGCCATTGCGAGGCCACGTCAGTGGCCGTGGCAATCTCACGGCATTGCCTCATGCCCTCGTTCAAAGGATTGCTTCGCTCCGCTCGCAATGGCCTGTGGGTAAAAGGATGAGAACTTTATCGCCTGCCCTCCACGCTGCCCAGGTCAAGCCTTCCCGCCGTCCTCTGGTCAAGCTCGAGGTCGCCACCTACGGCCACCCGGCTGCAGTTCCGGCCTCCGAGCTCCAGTGGGCGGATTTCACCTGGCAGCGGCTGACGGCCGTGGATGATGCGACCGCCCCAACCTACCATGGCCTGGCTGTGCCGGGCGACGGCTCGGTCTGCCGCATCCGTAACGCCGCAGGCACGCTTTATTATCAGCATGTTGCCTCGCCCGGCCCGTCAAGCGACTGGTCCGCCTGGACCAACCTGGGCTCAGTGGTTGCCGGCCCGGTTGCCATCGCTGCCGGGGGCGCCAGCGTGGCCGTCTTCGGTAGCGACGGCGTCAACCTCTGGCGTAGGGAGTCGGCCGATTGCGGCGTCAGCTGGGGCAGCTGGACCAAGTTCCCCAACGCCCGGCCATGCGAGCGGGGCTGCGTCGCCGCCTTTAAATCAAACGGCGACCTGGCCTGCGTGCATGCCTCGGATGTCAACGATCCTACCTCGCTTTACATCCAGGTAAGAACGGGCGGGACCTGGAGCACCGGCTACGGCCAGATCTGGGGCGACCATCCCGTTTCGGCGCTGGCTATGTATCACGACGGCGACTGGAATATCCTGGCGCTGCTGCTGGACGGGTCGTATATAAGGCTTGCCCGCAGCGTCTACGGCGACGGCGGGCAGTATACGGCAGGCGCCTGGTCCGGCTGGGAGTTCATCAATTCCTATAAGGCGAAGGTGGACTTCACCGGCCAGATGTCGCTGCGGCGCTTCCGCACCAGGAAGGGCGGACACACCCCAACTTACTATGAGCAGGTCTCGGCCGTCAATGAGGCCCGGGCGGTTGATAACCTGGCTGTGGATGACCCCTTCGTGGCCTATCATGCCGCGCTGGGAGCCGTGTTCTCGTTCTCGAAGGACAACCGGCCCTGGTTCTACCGTCTGCGTCCGGGCACGCTTTTCAAGGATGCGGACTGGTACCGGGCCTACCCGTTGGAGGTCACGGCCACCTACGGCCTGGCGCTGGCCTGTGACGGGACCTATCTTTACGCCTCGGCCCCCAACCAGGTCTGGCGCACCGGCCTGCCGGGTAGCTGGTCGCCGCCCTCGCCCGGCGCCGGCGCCGGCACTAATTACGCTATCCCCGCAAAGCACGTGCTTTCGGTCCGGGAGCAGGTCAGTGCGCATGAAGCCGGGTCGCTGGAAGTGGTGCTGGACAACTCCAAGGGAGCTTACAACGTCATCGGAAGCGGCCCGCCTTCGCTCAATGCTTCGCTCAAGCGTGGAAGCCAGGTCACGCTCTCCATCGGCTACCGTGGCTCCGAGGATATGCTTTCGCAGGCGGGCAAGTATTTTATTGAGGCGCTGGGGTATTCCCGCAAGCCTGGTGAGAGCCTTTTCACCATCCGATGCATAGATGCCTGGGGGTTGCTGGAGAGGTATGCCTTCAGCCGGCCGGCCGAGTGGAACGCCGGCAGCTCTACGCATACGGCTTACGATTTGATTGAGAAGGTGGTGCAGTCTGTTGGGGGGTCATTGTCCTACAAATCCCGCAGCTCTTTCATTACGTCCTTCTATCCCCACATCCAGGTCAACGCCGGCGAGAACGGCGCCGCGGTCCTGCGGCATTTGCTGTCCCTCGTGCCCGACGTCATCTACTTCGTCGGCCTGGACGGTTGTATCGTCTACCCCCAGGCTACAGATTCGCCGACTTATTATCTGAGGTTTCCGGGATGATCACCATGTCATTGCTATGCCATTGCGAGCGAAGCGTGGCAATCTCACGCCATCATGTCATTGCGAGCGAAGTGTGGCAATCTCACGCCATCATGTCATTGCGAACGAAGTGTGGCAATCTCACGCATCATGTCATTGCGAACGAAGTGTGGCAATCTCACGCCATCATGTCATTGCGAACGAAGTGTGGCAATCTCACGCCATCATGTCATTGCGAACGAAGTGTGGCAATCTCATGATCGAAGGAGTCAATATGAAAAAAGACTATTATTTATGGTTCCTCGTCCTGTTTACCTTCGTCTGCTCATGCATCATCTGCTATCGCTGGGGAGAGCAGAATGGCCCCGTCCGCTATTTCAAATGTGAGAACGGCGTCTGCCAACCGCTGGAGCCGTCTCAGGAAATAGGCAAATGAAATGCCATTGCGAGGAGTCCCGACAAAATCGGGAAGGCAATCCCTTGATCGAAGGAGGAAATTATGACCACCTGGCTTAATGTCAAAAACAACGCGGAGAGTACCCTCGCGTTGGGGATCACCACCGTTGCCACATCACTGACCGTGGCTGCCGGCGGGGGCTTAAAATTCCCCAGCGCCAACTTCAACATTACCATCGATGATGAGATATTGCTCTGCACTACCCGGTCAGGCGATGTCCTAACCATCACCCGCGCCCAGGAGGGCACATTGGCCGCCGCCCATTCTGCAGGCGCAGCCGTCAGCCTCAATGTCACGGCGGGGATTGTAAGCCAGATTCAGGCGGCTGTAGATTCCGCCATTGCTGGCTTGTCTACGCACAATTCAAAACTGATAGGTGTCAATGCCCATAATAATCCTAATGTCCTCTCAGGGCATTTCGATGAAATCTTTCCGCTTCCCACTACGGCCTATTTGAAAGTCTCATCGATAACTGCAATATATGACCCAGCTAGCATGATCTTTAACACCCACTGGTACGGGGCTTCTGGGGCTTATACTCAGGCCGATTCCTCGGGCTGTAGCGCAGCCAATATCAGGAAGACGGGGGCCAGCTTTCCCGCTTCGATCGTCTATACAATCGTCAAGTGGGCTTCCAATGCTGCAGGTACGGCTAATATCGGGGCAGGCGTGATCACGGCTGTGGCGGATTCCAATAACATCACCATCGTCAAGTATACCGGCGCCGATTTCGCCAACAGCTATTATTTCTGGATAAAACATTCCGAGGTTGCTGCTCCGGTTACCGGCCTCTACATGCTCAACGCCATGGTCTGCTTTTCCCCGACGGAGGCGAATAAAACCTATTATACTGCCTTCTTTAAATTCACGGGGGCTGGAGCGCCTGCTTTTATTACCCAGAATAGCGGTTGCGCAACATCTACCTCAGGCATTGATGTATGTGTAACACGCCTTTACCAACTGAACACTGGTGACAAAGTGTTCGTCGCCGCTTATACAAATAGTACTGCCCTGGCATCCGGCCTCTATGGTTCCTACTGCAATCTCGATGTCGTGTTGCTGCAACAGATCGCCTGACGATGTTTAATACTTTCCCATTCAACAAGATTGCTTTCAATAAGAGGGTCGCCGCTGACCTAGCTGCTTGTATTCCCCCCCATAACATTCTGGAAGCATCCTATGAGGTGGAGATGCCCGAGGTCAATCGTTCCTTCGTCGTCGGTGTGGATATCAGTGGAGGAGACGTCAACGGTAGTGCTATTACTCAAGCAGACGTTGATTTGGTCGGTGAGCGCCTTGAGGTTCAGCATCAACCTGCTGCTACTACCGCAATTGCTGCCGCCGGCGTAGCCTCTATGGTACTGGCGAAGAATCGCCTAGACGAGAAGAAGGGAAGTATTACCATCCCCCCGCACTGCGGTCTGGAGTTATGGGATATCGTCAGTGTGGTCGATGAGGCGGCAAATCAATCCGGGAATTATCGTGTAAAGCGCTATGTATTGGAACTGAATTCAAGAAAAACAGCCTTTTTACATCTTCTAGAGTTGTCTGCTCTTTAGATCTCAAAATATAGGCTTGCAAGCTCTCAACTAGCAAAACGGCTGTTATAGACTGAGTAGTCTAAAGGTAACTGCTTGGCTCAATCGGCCACCTTGAAATATGATAACCGAAACGGTGGGCAAGCCACTGAATTGAAGATGTAAGCATACTCTTGCTATATTTTCCACTTACAGTTTGCCTTCTTAAAAATCCCTTTGGATTGTAGGTAATTAGAAAGGCTTCTCTACTTCTGTCGATAATAAACTCTTGATTGTCTTTTATAAATTCCTCGATAGCTTCCCAAGGGCCTGGGTTCGGCCCCACTGCAATTCCGTGATGGCAAATACTATCCTCAATTATTAAATAACTATCTTTGGTCACCATGGGAGCAAATGTCTTAATTACATTCAAGGTGTTTTCGAATGTATGGGCACTATCCTCAATCACCAAAACTTTATCGGTTCTTTTTATGAGCTTTTTAACCCGCACAGAGTTTTTGCACGCATCTCCTTCGATAAATTTAATCCTGCGGTTTTTTTTTATGAATTCAGGAACATCTTTGTGAGACAGGTCAAGAGCGATTACCTTTCCCTTGCCGAGAGCATCCAATATATGGGCAAGGAAAAGCGTACTACCACCGCAAAAATTCCCTACCTCGATCACTATGTCAGGCCTTACTTCACAGATAATCTCTTGGTAAACCCAAGCATCAAGAGGATTCTTAAGTGTTTTCACCCCAAAATAGGTCGTTTTACTTAGTACCTTATCTTGAAAAACTCCCAAAACCGCTTGTAAATCAGGTCTATCCTCTATATACAT